TCGCATACCACGTAAAATACGCGGTTGTATCAGACGAACCCACAACCATCACTCCACGTCTTTTGTAAATGATATAAAGAGTTCCACCTTATCAAATGTATATGAAGCTTCTCATCAAGCGACTTTCTACTAATGCTATCATTCCTACACGGGCTTCCCCTGGGTCGGTCGGATATGATTTGTATAGTACTATCGATATGTATATCCCACCAATGGAACGTGGTATCGTGAACACTGGTATCGCGGCTACTATCCCAATTGGTGTATACGGGCGCATCGCACCTCGTTCTGGACTGGCTGTAAAGCATGGAATTCAGACCGGAGCTGGTGTCATTGACCCCGATTATACGGGTGAGTTGAAGGTGATTTTGTTTAATCAGGGAGGAGAACGTTTCGAGATTAAACAAGGGGATCGTATCGCCCAACTTATTTTGGAAAAATGTGAGACACCTCCTATCGAAGAGGTTGCAACTATTGAAGATACCGAGCGTGGTACACGCGGTTTTGGTTCTTCTGGATAAATTTAATTCGCGAACGCTACACCACCCATACCATCCTTAATTCTCAGGATGTTATAGTTGACAGCGTATGTTCGAACAATCGCACCGAGCCTGTTCGTGGTTCCATTGAGAACTAACTTAGCATTATCAATGCGCGAGAAGTTGAGCGAACCTGTAGGTTGCGACTTGTTCATAGTCAGACAGAATGGCCATGTAAACGTAGATGTAGTGTTCAACACGTTGGGAGCGAGTATCGAGCAGTGCATTTCGGGAACGACGTTATGGTGGTACGTCGCACTTGTGTTTTCGAACAGTGGTGTGCCGTTGATATACAGTGTCGAGTCGTCAAACGACCAGTTTGTAGACCACGTGGTACCGTCAGCTATAGACGAAACAACGTGCAGGGCCTTCACAGGGTGGTTGAAATACGTAAGATCCACGTCAACATCGGACGCCGACATGGGTTGATACTGAGTCTGCGTGATGAGAAGTTCGTGTTCGTGGTTTACGACCATTTCCCTCTCTTCTGTATCCAGGTACACGTACGTACCGTACACCTTGGGTGTGCTACCGGGTGTGAATGTACCCGAGCGACACCTAATACGCAACTCCACCTGGTGGAATTGGAGAGCTGTGAGTGGGAGAGACTTTGTCCAATCCTCGCTGAAGAAGAACGGGATCATGTAATGATCAGCGTATGTAGAAACACCTACGGCATTTTCAGGAACTTCGTCGAGTGTCACCGCACAAGAAGCCTTAGCCTGATCCTGTTTGTACAAAACATTGTGCACACCCTGGATGAAAAGAGAGTCAAGCTTGGTGACTTCCTGACCACCAATCCATAAGGAAAATTCGGTCGCAGTAGGGTCGTTCGTACTAAAGAAACCTGTAGGGCTGTCATCGGTAGCTCCGATATCGGCTGCCTCTATCCAGATGTAACTGAGTAGATCACCCTTCGTGCGTAGAGGGACAACAACTTCATTACCCGGACCGAATGTACCTACGTAATCGAGGCGTTCGGGTTTGATAGAAAAGTTCGTATGACGTTTATAATTCTGATGGAAAAAAGATACCTGAGGTTCTCCGGTGATGTATACATCCTGAGCACCCTTCGATACAAGATCGATCAACGCAGCAGACATTTATTAATAAACGATATTAAAATTTTAGCTCTATAACTTACTAAGCAGATGGTACAATTTCAAGTTCTCACCTGGGATGCCCGTGACGAAAATGACGATCATATCATACGAATTTTTGGTAAAACGATTAAGGGTGAATCCGTCTGTGTTACGACAAAGTTTGTACCCTATTTTTTTGTCAAGGTGCCGGGAACTATGACACCGAATTCGGTGATCCAATACGTCAAACGGACTTGTCCAGATATCGTTAACATGGACGTTGTTGAGGCTAAAGATATGGAAGGGTTTCAGAACGGGGCGACAAGTTTTTTCCTGCAAATTCATTGCCAAAATCTCATGTCAAGGCGTAATATTAGTAATCGTTTGCGTAAAAACATAACTGGACTATCCAATAAATTGAAAATTTTCGAGGCTAATGTGGATCCTGTACTACGTCTTATGCATCGTACCGGTATTCAATCGACTGGGTGGATTGATACGACCGATGTATGCGAACGTGCATACCATACAAAGGTGCAGATTGATTTACAGTGTAACGACTGGAGGCAATTGAAACCTCTTGATACTACAGAAATCGCACCATTTGTAATTGCATCTATTGATATCGAGTGTTATAGTTCTACTGGGAAGTTTCCTAGTCCTTCTGTACCTGGCGATGCCTGTTTTCAGATCGCTATTTCACTTTTGCGTTTCGGTGAAGATGAACCATACGAAAAGACATGCTTATGTTACAAAGATACTGACAAGAATATTGATGGATGTTCTATCGTGAGTTATAAATCTGAGCGTGATCTCCTGATGGGATTTAGTGAATATATCAATGAACATGATATAGATATCATAACAGGTTGGAACATCTTCGGCTTTGATTTAGAATACATAATGGAGCGTGGTTTGGTAAATAATTGTCCTCTCGCGTTTTATCGAATGAGTAAACTCAGAGATCACACGTGTACAATGACACGTAAAAAACTGTCATCAAGTGCGCTAGGCGATAACGAGTTGAAACTCGTACCCATGCCCGGGCGATTTATTTTTGATTTGTTTCATGAGGTTAAGCGAGAGTATAAATTAGATTCGTATAAACTCAACAACGTTTCGCAAATTTATTTGGGGGATCAGAAAATAGATATGGCTCCGAAAGAAATGTTTGCACGATTTGTTCGTGAAGACCCAATCGAATTACGCGAAGTTGCAGAGTATTGTATTAAAGATACACTACTCCCTCATAGGCTGATAGCTAAACTATCAACACTTATGAACTTATTAGAGATGGCCAAGGCGACATGGGTTCCGTTGAGTTATTTGGTTGAGAGGGGACAGCAAATCAAGGTTTTCAGTCAATTGACAAAAAAAGCGCGTGAAATGGGGTTCAAAGTTCCCACATATGAATACGGTCATGTCGACAATACTGGCTATGTTGGAGCTACTGTACTCGAGGCGCAATCTGGTGCATACTACACACCAATCACAGCTCTAGATTTCGAGGGTCTGTATCCATCTATCATGATGGCGCATAACTTATGTTACTCAACGCTTGTTCGCGACAAGAAATATGACAATTTACCTGGTATAGAATATGAACGTTTCGGTGAACATACATTCGCACAGAATGTACCAAGTATTTTACCGAGTATTCTCTCCGAGTTGAAACTGTTTAGAAAGCAGGCTAAAAAAGACATGGCGAATTCAACGGGTGCTACGAAACAGATGTACAACGGTAAACAGCTCGCGTATAAAATTTCAATGAACTCTGTGTACGGATTTACAGGTGCATCTAAGGGTATTCTTCCATGTGTAGCTATAGCATCTACTACGACGATGAAAGGGCGTAGTATGATTGATGATACAAAGAATTATGTTGAAACGCATTATCCCGGATCTAAAGTGAGGTATGGTGACACTGATAGTGTTATGATTGAATTTGATGTAGGAAAACGTACTGGCAGGGAAGCTATTGAGTATAGTTGGGAATTGGGTGAAAAGGCTGCAGACGAATGTACGAAATTATTCAAGGCTCCTAACAATCTAGAGCTTGAAAAGGTATACTGCCCCTATTTCCTCTATTCAAAGAAGAGATACGCTGCTAAACTATGGACAAAGGGTAAGAATGGTGAAATGAACATGGATTATATCGATGTCAAGGGTTTGCAACTCGTGAGACGTGATAACACGCCTCATCTCAGAGAGGTTTGTAAGGAACTTCTAGATGTCGTATTGGATAGTAGTGATACCACAGCTCCTCAAGCACTTGCTCGGAAACGGGCACTTGAACTGCTCGAAGGTGATGTACCAAACGATAAGTTAATTTTAAGTCAGGGGTTATCGGACACTTACAAAGTGAAAGGTGAGAATGTTTCCGTATTAAGCGCGGAGATTGGAAATATTAACCAGGCACATGTTCAGGTGGTGAGAAAAATGCGCGAAAGACAACCTGGTTCTGAACCTCAGTCCGGTGATAGGGTACCGTATATATTAGTCAAAACCGACGACCCTAAAGCGCGTGCATTCGAGAAATCAGAAGATCCCGTATATGCACGGGAACATAATCTACCAATCGATTATCCTTACTATTTCCTTAACAAATTCCTCAATCCAGTGTGTGACTTACTCGAACCGCTATTCGAAAACGTAAAGGATGACATCTTCGGAGAACTGCTTCTGCGAGCTAAACCACCAAAGAAAAAGGGGAAGGTTGTGTCGAAGCCTGGTAATGATCAATTACTACTGAGTGATATATTTAAAAAAAAGACCCCATGATAATACATGGTAGGTAGTATTACTGAACAGATCGAAAGTCTGATACAGAAAGAAGCCCGGCGTCAGATCAATGAACGCGAGAAGGAAATTCGTGAACAAACGAAAGAACAGACGCGTGAGCAAAAGGAACAGTTTTCTGAGCGATTGAAGGAAGCTGTACATGATCACAAAGAACAGCATATCCGTACTATTCGAGAAACGGTCGATAAGTACAAAGAACAGATGAGTATGTTGAAAAGTGAACATAAATCTATCGTCGCGAAATTGGAACAAGAGAAACATGAATACGTTTGTAAAGTTGTAGAAAGGGTGTCATCCCTGTACTCAATTCCTATTAAAAACGTTCGGCGCGACCTCGCACCCGAAAATGACAAGCGATGTCTAGGTATACGTAAAAATGGTAAGCTATGTACTAATAAGGCAATTCGTGACGGCTACTGTTGCCTACATGTAGATGATCCACGACCATCTACTCCTATACTCATGCCAAGGGGTCCACTAAGACACACACATCCGTTTCCATCTGGTTTTGTCGAAGGGTGTCCGGCATGTGAAAAAAGAGAGGTTGCAAATGAATTTAGAGATTTGCCTTCTATATTTTAATATGAATAAATCGACTATTCTATTATCATCTATAAATAATTTTTACACTGTACCAGAAAATAGAGCTACGCTAATCGAACTTTTGAACAAGAGTGGAGGTATTTCTCTACGAAACCTAGAATGGTTTATTACCAATTACTCCAAGAAGCACAACCTATCTTACGAAACAAACGATGGTCGGATTTTCAGTGTACACTGTGCTTATAAATCAAGTTTAGATGGATACAGTAAAAAATTATTCGATCCATTTTGTCGTGCAGACAAGATCGTGTACAACGTGCCGGGTACAACTGATGAAATTCATACGACTGTAGCACAGTTGAACTTCATCAGGTGGTGTATCAGGAATAAGATTGTCGACTACATTCGTGTACATCATGACAGACTTTTTAATAAGCAAGTGACATAAATCCGTTACTAAATTCAAACGTTTGATATCCGACATAATATAAATGTAAGTTGTAGACATCCGTTAACCCAGGTTTTAACTGTACATCTAATAATGTACGATCTGAGTTCAACTTACTAAAGTCCAAGCTTCCCGAAGGTTCCACATTAATCGGATTCATCGAGAATGCATACGTGTAAATATTTCTATTGGGTCTAGATAACCTTGTATTGTATGGGACGATATACTTGAAATAATTGTGATCGGCGACTGGTATATTAGGTAAGTCCTGACCATTTATATAGAGTTTGGCAGAGTCTAAAACCGCTGATGAAAACGAGTTACCGATCGAGTAGGACGTTGCAGATGAAAAATTAAATCTGTTCGACATTTGACGAGTTCTTATACTCAGATCGGGGCGACCGGGACTTCCATGTGTATTTTCATCTTCGTATGCCTGTTTTCGTAGAAACCAAAATAACGATTTGACAGGTATATCTGGGACGAGTTGTAGTTTCACAGCATTTTTACCTATGACAGTTTCCTCCGTGGGGTGTTTCTTTACTATGTCAGTGATGAATATTTGTTTATTTGTCATCAAGTATGTCCGTTCCTGTGGACTTAATGTGATTTCTTCTGTGATGAGATCAAATGTATCGAGTGATAATGCATATGAAGAATTGGTAAAAAACGTCTTTGGTCTAAACTTAATTTCAAATTCTATCTTCTGTTTATGAATCGCGCACGTCGGAAAGTATGGCCTATTCGGGGAATTCGATCCATATTCGTCGCCTTCATATTTACGAGAAAAGAAGAGCGGGATGGGAATCATTAACGTCGACTTGTACCTAGATAACGAATAGTCATTTGCGTGTGATACGTTGTCAGCTTGATTTCTGTTTATCATATAACGCTTGGTACGTTTTTCAGATGCATCCAGATACATCTCGTCGTAAATGACACCCCAATCATCGTGATATTTATCGACCTCTGTCTCATCTACGCGCATGGAAATACTCTCTATAACATGTCGACCGATCTGGTCAGCTATATTAGAGTTTGATTCAACAGCTGGGAATGTCATGTGTATGTACATATTTGATAACAAGTCTCCCATATTCTGTGGGTTTAGTGTAACTTTAACACTTTCACCAAATGGCCACGTGGGAGAGGACGAAGATGGTTTAGAAACTGTTACACTCTTGTGATATTTCGTAAAGTTTGAATGTTGCTTCGCTGTGTAATTAAAGAAGGATTGCTCAGGATTGGAATTCAATAGGTATGTATCCTGTTGACCTATAGCATTTAGGGACAATACCGCACCTTGATCCGGCCCCTGCAATCCCATACTTATCTATTGTCTATATATTTTTAATATCATTTTCCCACATTTGAAGAGGTGACGTAGACATTGTCAAATTAAGTTCGTCCCTGGAATGTTTGACTTCCATGAGCAGTGCAGCTACTCGCTCTTCTGTATAGTCGACCGTCTTGGTGTTTAGTAAATAGTCATAACTCCCGTCAACTTTCGGAAACGTGTGCGATAACTCTTCTTCGAGATCTCTCTTTTTACGCCTGAAAACTACCAACGTTCCATTGATGACCATGGTAACAAATTTTGCGCGGTGATTATACAACTCAACCTTTTTCTTGAGAATATTAACCATATGGGATTTGCGTTTATTGTAGTACTCGTTCCGAAGTTTGATAAAGTCCATTAGGATCATTTCAGCACTCTCATATTTATGAATTCCCTTAGTTGGGTGAAACAGATGCATATTCGAAGTCCTGATTGTTTTCTGCAATTTCAGGTCCTTGATAAGATCTTTACCCGTGTACCCCTGAATAACAAAGTCGACATTTTCGGTTGTACTATTGTTGGTATATGAGCTGATAGTCTTCTTTTCGGTAAGTGTATCGAGATGTTCTTTATAATCCTGTGTCCAACGCCCGGGTGGGAGTTCTGTGACCCTGATAGTTTGACCGATCATGTTCCAGATACCCTCTGTGACCCATGTTTCATTTTCGTAGAATACACGACCCTTAAACCCTCTGAACCACGGCTTCATTTTTTGAATACCCTTTCCATTAATGAAATTGAGTATATTCGTTGAGATATCCTTGGGGTTGAACGGGGGTACGTAACAACTGAAACCCGTGCCAATACCTTCTGTACCATTCACAAGAACCATCGGCAACGCTGGTACGTAAAACTCTGGTTCAATAGATCGACCGTCGTCATCTAGATAATTAAGTACGGGGTCATCCTTGGGGTCGAATATCTTTCGAGCTGCACTAGTCAGTCTCGTGAAGATGTACCTCGTTTGAGATGCATCTTTACCCCCCATAAGTCTCGTACCAAATTGACCACAAGGTTCGAGAAGATTGACGTTGTTCGAACCTGTATAGTCGTTCGCCAACTTGACGATCGTTTCCGCGAGAGAAACTTCGCCATGATGGTAAGAACTCTTTTCGGCGACATACGCGGCCAGTTGTGCCACTTTCATTTCGGCAGTCAGGTTCTTCTGAAAACACGAGAACATAACTTTTCGCTGTGAAGGTTTAAGTCCGTCAGCCATGTGTGCGATAGACCGTTTCAAGTCGGCGAGGCTGAAATTAACGAGGTCTTTGTGAACAAAGTCGGTTATGGCCAGGTTCTTGACATGACCATACGGTACTTCAAGATCGCCAGAATTCTTCGCGGTACTTTCGAGAAGCCATGTCTTTCTGTCATCTGCCTTTTTCTTATCGAATGCGAGTACGATTGATTTATCTGTCATGACATCCACATCAAACTTCACTGTGAGTTCTTGAATTTTTTTGAAATATTCGCGAGCCTCCACCGATGTAGAAGTACCAAGACCCTTGTAATACTTGATGCGCCACCCCGATTTACCGTCTCCATACCAGTTTCGAAATGCTGAATCAGTGTAGAAAGATTTCGTTTCCGATCCCCTGGAAGCCTTGATGATGGGTGTCACCATACTCACCACATAGTTTAACTTTAGAAGGCTGGGCCAGAAGTAGTGGATCATGTTGAGGATGAGACCCTTGATATGAGACCCATCGTTATCAGCGTCAGTCATGATCATGAGACGCCCATACCGAAGTTCAGAAACGTCTGTATACTCCTTACCCTGTTGAAGTCCGAGGATCTTCTTGAGATCATTGAACTCCTGGTTAGATGTGAGTTGTGCGACTGAAACATCGCGTACATTCTTACACTTGCCTCGAAGAGGAAACACTCCATAGTGATCACGGCCAACAACTGAGAGACCTGCGACTGCGAGGGTCTTCGCCGAGTCACCCTCAGTCACGATGAGTGTACACTTAGCAGATTGAGCCGTGCCAGCCTTATTCGCGTCATCCAATTTAGGGATACCGGTGATCTTGGACTTTCGAGCTCCATCCGTCTTCTTGAGCTCTTTCATTTCCTTGAACTTTGAGAGTGCCGTGAGTTCATCGGCGATACCAGTCTTGAGAGCATTCTTAACGAATGTCTTGGGTAGTTCAAACTTGCTCCCGAAATGTTGTGATTTAGTTGTACACTCAGACTTGACCTGACTTGAAAAGTTCGGGTTTTCGAGTGTGGCCTTTACAAAAATAGTAAAAGTATTCTTCACCTGTGGAGGTTTTAACTTAATCTTCTTCGCCATATCTTCGATGATACCGTTCGCGACAATGTTCGCCACATGATCGACGTGGGTACCACCCTTCGTAGTGCAGATACCGTTTACGAATGAAACCTGTTCCATACCATTCTCTGCTGGTCCGATGCATACCGACCAACGATCGGTGGTGACGGATGCAACCTGATCAACACCTTCATGCATCTTGGCATAAGCCTCAAAGTTTTGTTTCGGAAGAACTTCACTATTGAACTTCACTTTACAGTTTTGGGTCGTACAAATGTTCGCATCCCAAACTCGTTTCTGGAAAATCTTATAGATGGTATCGTCCATTTTGGACATTCCGAAACGTTTCCACTCAGGGGTAAAGGTGATGGCTACGGATGACGTAGCGCCTGAATGTTTTTTGATTTTTGGTGGGTCACACACAGTCATATTCTTCGACCAAGATTGAGTGTACGTCTGCTTTGTCTCATGATCTTTGATCACCACAGAGAAATCACTAGAATAAATATTTGCCAACTTGGCACCGTAACCGTTGCGGCCACCGACAATCCTCTTTTGGGTATCATCGTAGTTGGTACTCGTGAGTAGGTGTCCGAATACAAGTTCTGGGTTCCATAGACCCTCCTTCTCGTGCATTTTTACAGAAATCCCACCGAGGGGTCCATTATTTTCGATCGTTACTGAGCCCGTCTCTCTATCGATGTTGACAGAGATGGAACTTACCTGTTTAGGGTGGAGAGAGTTGCGGTCGATGGCATTGACGAGAATTTCATCAAAGATTTTCAAGAGAGCTGGGGAGTATTTCAGGTTCTTCTTAGTAAACTTTTGATCACCGAGGATCCAATAGGGTTCGGTTCCTATATCAACCGGACCGACGTATGAGTCAGGTCTCTTGAGAATGTGTTCTATATGTGTGAGTTTTTGGACACTCTCCATATTTTCTTGATTTTATTACAATTCAAAACTCTAACTTAGGTTCATTTAAACTTCAATCTTCTTGATAATAGAAGCCAAACAATACATAATGGGTGGTACAGAAATAGAACCAGCAGTAGTCATCATCGCTGTACGAGCTTCTTCGGGTGTGTTAATTTCACCATTGATAACCTTGGAAATGGATCCTTCCATGATCTTATCGACCGTCGTATCAATCGGTTTCACTATCATGGGGATCGCCGAAAGACCGATCAGTGTGGGAAGAAAATGGATAAATTGATTATTGTCTAGGTCATTGTTCGAAATCATGGCAGCGGTCATATTTACGATAACCCTGATAATAGACCCTGGCCAGAATACTGATGCGAGCATTTGCCATGTAAAAGTTTCAGTCGAAATTCTCACTGTATCCATCATCTTATCTTCCTCTTCTGCAGCGTTATATGCTTTTTCACCTTTATCAATCGTATCAAACATGACATATGCTGCTGCGACGCAGTATGAAGCGGGTAAGCCCCATTCAGGGAGATATGATGTGAAGGCTTCACCGAGTTCATTCGCGTAACCCATGTATCGCAGGGAACTTTCACGGTAAGGGTCGACGCTCTTATACGCGGTTGAATAGATTTTAAATCGTTTGTTATGTTTTAGGGTTGGTTTACACATGACGATAGGTCTAGCGACAGAGAACATTGTTCATTATTAACAACACTCTTCTAAACTTTAAACCGCATATGTATCAACGACGTATATCCAACCCCCTTTTACACGCTTCTCTAACAAGTCCACTGTACCATGACATTATTTCTTCCCGTGTCTTCGCCTTACTTTTAGGTAATACATGTCGACATAAACCAAGTTCACGATCTTTCAGTGAACCAATTGTTGGTTTAGGTTTATATGAAAAGCATGAAAAGCATACGGGTTTTATTTTTGAACCATTTACGAACGAATGGTATCTTTCATTGTTATATACGAATAATGGTCGTATTTTTTTATAATGTCGTACGAACATTTTATTGTCATTTGTACGTGTACGCACGACGGGATTTAATGGAGCCTGACACACATAACATTCTGTATACCAGGCGATATACATACTTGAAATAAAAATGTTCTTATACTTTAAATGATTTCCGTGTTAGTGGCCCTCATAATTGGTATAGGTATAGGATTAATTGTGATGTTCATGACACGTGGAACGAATGTAAAATCTGTGAAATCTCCTTCGAGTATATTAGGAATTAAGTATACTCGCGGCCGGAGTGTGTTTATAGATGCTATTGATAATATTGAAAACAAAATAATGCCAATTGCTCAGGGTGCTATGTGTAATATTTTACACGACCCCGCACTTATGGATATGATTCCGAACGCGGGAAATGTAAAGTGTGGCGAGTTAATTACACGGATTAAAAGTGAAATGGAAAAACTTTCGGGAATAATAGACAAAATCGATAAAGATGATATGTCGGATGTTGAAGAGGTTCAATTTATTTTGTATACGGAACTCGCGGCGCTTATTGAACTCCTGACAAAGCAATTCTGCTCAGATGGTGAGACGAAGATTAATACCACGACCGTCAAGGGTATTATCAACGACATTCGCGAAGCCGTATGTGATGGTTTTGATATCGATCCTATCACATTTAAGGAATATTCTGAAAAGGTCGTCAAGGATGGACTTGCGGCAGGAAATGATATAATGAAATCTCGGACCGTGAAGAAAACAAAATAAAACTTAAGTCGATCTCGAATATACAAAATATATAAAACAAGCAATATGACCACCTACGAGGAATCTATTCACTCGGCACTCCTGGTACGTGGGCAAGATACGGTTGATGATGCATGCGAGCACCTGGCTAGGAGTATTTTTAAGATGAAAAATAGGTACAGGGAACTTGAGGAGAAGAAGAACTCTCGCACGATGATCGTTCTAGATGAAGTGCCTGTAGCTGTTAGAGAACAGAAATACACTGATCGGACATGTCAGGCTCTCACTTTAAAGGGGAAAAAGTGTGCATTCAAATCCGTAAACGGGTGCTACTGCAAAAAGCATAGTATGAAAAAGAGTGAAAGTGTTTTGGGTGTGAAACCGAATATTAACGTTTAGTATTATTTTGTTTGTGTATTATAAATGTTAGATCAGGATACGTTAAAACCGGTCATCATTTCGATGATCGTGTATCTACTTCTTGCGAAGATGATACCTGAAACTATTAAAAAACCCACGGGAATTACTTTCATAGACGAAATAAACATGATGCTCATCGCTCAGAAAGGATCGCTCACGTCGGGTGCATTACTCACTGGTATCGTCGTGTTCGTCGCCGGTTACATTGAGCGTGAATTCTCGTAAAATATTCTTTCTACATACAAGTCCTCTCGTAAAATCGTGATTACATGTACGTACATTGTTTTCATATACATGTTTCATGAACTCCAAGAGTTGATCGAAGCTTGGTTTTCCCCATTTCATACCCTTTTTGAATAGGAAATCATCTTGACTTAATTCTTGAAGTTCACAGTCAATCGTATAAGGTGTTTTTATATATTCTGGTGCACCACCGTAATTAGTTATGATGACAGGTTTATCCCTGATAGCCGCTTCGATTGCACCCATTCCAACACCCTCTGAACTTGAAAAACTTACGTAACAATCACTTCTCCAATGTATTTCATCCATTTCATCATCGGAAATTAGACCATTGATAACCTCTACACGAGGGAACTGGATAGTTATATCCTTGTTACACGTTGCTTTCACTAATAGACGTGTATTCGGTTCGTTTAATCGCACGAATGCCTGTAGGATATCTTTGAAATTTTTACGTGGATCCATCGCATTTCCTATGAAATAGAATGTGTATGGTTTTGGTGTAGGTGGTGGTATGTGTGCATGTATGATTTTGAATTCATTGTCAGGAAATTGTCTAGAAAAGACCCGTTTACAGAATTCACTAGGTACCAGGACAGTTTTAAACTCATTCATAATCATTTGATAATCTTCGTGGACGGTTTCTGTCTCACACACTGTCATACAGGTCAAGTTTTTTATACGAGACTTGGCATATTCGACATATTTCATATGTTGGGGGATTGGTAAAATGAAAATGAGACCATTATCATCTTCAGGTAATGTTGTGCCTATCTGGTAATATTCAGCTCGTGGCGTAAACACTTGTGTATATTTTTTTGCGTGTTGTCCAATCCCAGAGGCTAATGTCGGTCCAATGAGTAACATTTACTTTAAAGATAATATTTCCTTTATATATATAACTATGAGCTCGCTTCGCCAGGAGATTGAAGATGAGATTACACGTGTCAGGCTTGATAAGACTAAACTCTACACACTGCTTGGTAAGATGTTAGATCAATGTGAATTATGT